AGCAGGAAAAACAAGAAATTATTCGGCATATTGTAAGCCTAAAATTATTGAAAGGAAAAAAGAATGACTCAGAAAAAATTACAGAAAGGATCAATCTGGGAAAAAGCTGATGCAAATGGAGATGGTGTAGTTACAGATGAAGAATTAAAAGTAAAAGAAAGAATGATTCGTTTAGAGAATCAAGATAAAAAAGAAGACCAACAAAGATATATGGTTTGGTTTTCAGCAATATCTGTTACAGTTTTTATTGTTATATTAATGCTACCTATAGTTCCATTGGATCGTGTTGACCATCTATCTAATATTGCTCAGACTTGGGTAATATCTAACATGGGTATAATCGGTGCTTTTATTGCCAGCAATGCTTTTAAGAAAAATGGCGAGAAATAAATACAAGAAAATACAACTACCAAAAGGACTTTTTCTATATTTAAACTTAGATGGTCAACCTTTACGTCTTTGGCCAGAGAAAGATGTTATTGAATATAATAAATCTCTTAATGATGCAAGAAGAGTTTGGGATAAAAGACAAGAATATTTAGAAAAAAGAAAGCTTATGAAATTATAGTTTCTGAAATTTCATCCCAGTCTTCTTCACTCATATTTCCTTTTTTATAAAAATCACACATTTTAAGGAAATCTGTTTTTGATGGTCTATTAAATAATGCTTCAGCATTTTTACCATTTACAAGTGCTGTAAACTCTCTAGCAATCCTTATTAATATCCATGAACTGCCACCTTTTTTAATATAATCTCTTGCCCAGAAAACTTGCGTTAATTTTAAACCTGTAGAAAACCTTTTCTTTGGCCATTTACTCATATATTTTAATTCTATCCATCCAGACTTTCCTTCCTTTAAATAATGAACATCTGGCATTCCTTTCATTACTTTATTTTCAACTCTCCACATCTTCAGCCTAAGATTGTTTCTTGCTAAAGTCCAAAAACTTTTCTCACTCATCATCTTCCTCCATAAATATTGATGCTGGATCTTTTGTTATTATATCAGCTATGTTCTTTTTGCTTCTTAATGCTTTAATAATTTTCGTGTCAACTGAACCACGAGTCTCGATATCAATATAGGTGACATTATTTTTAGTTCCTATTCTGTGGCATCTATCTTCAGATTGCATTCTTTGTTCAAGATCAAAACTATTAGAATAATAAATTGCATAATCTGCTGCAGTTAATGTTAAACCTATTCCACCAGATTGAGGTTGACCAATGAAATATTTTACTTTTGGGTCATTTTGAAAGCGATCAACTGCAATCTCTCTAGCATCGGTTGTAACATCTCCGTGATAACTAACCGCTAAATCTCCCAATGCCCTCTCTATGGCTCTTAAATCAGCTTTGAAACGTGCCCATATGATTACTTTAGAGTCAATATCGCTAAGAATGTCTTTTAAAGCCTCAATTCTAGGATTTTTATCTTCAATTTTTTCAACTCCCTCTTCCCCTGGAAACCAACCACAAAGTATTTGTTGAAGTCTCAATAACCTAGTTATTGCTTCAGGTGCTTCGATTGTTTGACCCTCAAGTTCAGCAACAAAAGACTTTTTTAAATTTTGATAAATTTGCTTTTGCTTTGGAGTCATTTCAACATAATGTCTTTGGTATATTTTATCAGGCAAATCTAAACAATCTTTCTTTAAAACTCTAAAAGAATGACCCTCGATATTTCTAGTTAGTTCTTCAATATTCTGGTAAGAAACAACTTGCCTATTTTCAAATCCACCCATTATGCAATAACGAGCTTTAAAAGAGTAAAAACTATCATAACCGAGAATCTGTGAATCTAGGAAACGAAACTGAGAATAAACATCTTCAGCACCTTTAGTCACTGGTGTACCAGTCATTATTCTTTTATAATCAGCTTGCTTAGAGAACTTAGTTATTATTTTTGTCCTTTTTGCTCCTGGACGTTTAATCCTAGAACTTTCATCAACAACTAACATAACCTTATTGGCTAAAAGAATTTTATTCATGTAATATATAGCTTTTGGACTTGTAAAAGCTTCAACATTAAAAGTGAATATTTTTAAGCAATTCTCAGCAGTGTAAACTTCATCAAATTCAGCAATTCTTGCTTTAGTCATATTTGAGCTGTAATAAAAAGATTTATTTAAGCACCACTCTGGCATATGAGTATTAATTTCTCTTAACCAATTTCTATGAACACCATTAGGTGCAATAACAACGAGTGATGTTATTTTTCCTTGGCTATACAAATAAGAAGCATTGTCAATTATAACTTTTGTTTTTCCAGTTCCTTGCTCCATAAGTAAAGCAAATGATTTTTTATCACGAGACATATAAAAAGCTTTTCTTTGATGATCAAAAGGTTTTGTTTTAAAATTATAATCATCATTTGTAGGGAGCTCTGCTTCTTTTATTTTAAGAGTCTCCTCCATAGCTTTTAGGTTATCAATATATTTTTCTAAAGATGGTGCTGCAGAATCATCCCATTCAGCATTCGGGAAAAATTTATTTATTCTTTCTATATTTGCTCCAGTAGGATCAAAAAGCAGATCTCTACCGATCCACCTTTTGAAACCTGGAAGTGAGGAAAGTTTTTCAAAGGTGTCGCCATCAAGCTTTGACTTGATGACGCAATATTTCCCAAATTCTGCTTTGGTTATAAGCATTAGAAACGACTCCCACAGATTGGACCAATACCAGCTTCAATGCTAGCATGATTCGTAAGAGTTCTGCCACAAGCACAACAGCTACCAAACTTTTTGCCATAAGCAACTGCTTCGGTCAAAGGATCTTTACATATGCTTATTAGTTTTTCAGTAGTTCCCTCTGGAGCATTAAATGGAGTAAAATACCCACCATGCAATTTACCAGCATAAAAGCCATCGACTTTTACATAAACAGCTCCAGGATTTTTGCTATTGTCACCAGCACGTGAAAGAACAATACCATCAAAACGCAATTTAGGAGTTTTTATTTTATCAGCGAAAGCATTGTCAAGAACTTCTTTAACCTTTGAATAATCTACACTTACAAGAGAGCTCTTAACTTCTTTTGATTTTTGCTCCTCTTTTTGTGCGTGCTTCATAAGAGTTGCAACTGCAGCACCAACCTGATTATCAGTTAAAGATCCTCTTGTATTAAACTGTGAAACCAAAGAAGAAGCAAAAGTGTGCCAAGAAGGCATTTCTTTTAAAGCTTCAATAAGTCCAGGATTTTCTTTAGTAAATTTTTCTTGCTTTGCAACCAAGCTGTTTGGGAATCTTCTGATCTTCTCTTCTCTTATATTCATTGCTAAATCTATATTCATTTTTTAGTTCCTTTCTCAATCTTACATATAGGATATCTTATTTTTATCCATAAGTAAAGCTTTTTCAAAAAATAAACTAATTTTCTTTCCTTTTAAAAACAATGACTTACAAGTTTTTATCAATTTTATCAATAATTTTAGGTTTTTTCATTGGCTTTTTTAACCAGAAATAACGAGAATAAAACGTATGATCACCGACTTTTTTAAGCTTATGGAAACCTTTTGCCCAATAAGGATTAACAGTATCATTATGATAATAGGTTGCTTTCTCTCCAACCACTGAAATATATTTGTGATTATCAATCATGAATTCAGACAATCTTTTTGATCTTTCAAAAGCAATTTTCTCCCTAGGAATGTCTGATTGGCCATCACAATACCAACTGAAAGCACATCCCTTAGAGCTTGATTGCTTTACAACTTTACATATTGTATTTGGGTGATTTTTAGAAGTGACTCTGTTAAGAGTCACCTCCGCCACTGCTATTTGCCCATTTATAGGTTGATCTCTTGCTTCGAAATAAATGTTTAGTGCTAGGCACATTATTGCTGCTTCTATCATGATGCTAACTCGAAATCAAAAGTTAATTGGTCGTCGCATTTGCTGTCGAATTTAGGATTTTCAACTTCATAAAAAGCATGCACTAATTTTTTACTCCAGTGGTGCGATGCATCCATTGCTCTCCACTCGGGGACTTGATTGTCGATTGTAGTCCAGTCACGAGTATCCATAACAAGAACATGGCGAGTAATTTGAATTATATAAACTTTGCCTTGCTCTAAATTTTCAAGAACAAATTTGCTAAGTTTTCTTTTTTTATCAAGTTCTTTCCATTTTCCTATAATGCCCATTTTTTTACAAGCTTTGGCAATGTTGTCATTACTAACACCTTTGCAGTGACGTTTACCACGAATTTTTTTAAGAGTTTGATAGGCTGGTTCATATTCAGTTCCTGCCACAGTCGCAACTGCGAATGGTCCACACCATGTTGTTCTTGGTCTTAAATAATACCAGTCTGTTACTTTTCTTTCTTTCGGATTATGCTTTTCCATTTTACCACCCATAAGTTTCGCAATAAGCTTTTGATCCATAACATGGCTCTTCTTCTCTCCAGTTATTAAGATCCAACTTACCACCAGTTTCTAAATGATCTTTTATTTTCTTTTCTAAATTTGTTGCTTTCTCTTGTGAAAATGAAGAGAAAGTATTAAGAGTCCATCTGTAGCCATCTTTGTCTTCAGCCAATATTTTATATAACTCGCAAATAGCTTCATCTGGGTGAGTGGCTTCGTGGGGAAGTTCCCCACGCACCAAATAAGATCTAGTAAAAATTTCCATTATGCTACATCCTTTTTGCTGTAACCCATAAGTCTGAGTTGGATTGATGTTGACTCATTCGTATTCGCTTGAATGAACTGCCTAGACAATTTTGCTCTTACTGCTTTCATGTCTAAAGTTTTTCTAGTCACTTCAGAAACAACAACATAATGCACTTGTCCCTCGTAAACTCCTGCTCCTCTGCTTTTAAGATGGTTAACAATTTTTGCTTCCTCTTCTTTAAGCTTTTGGATATCTGCTCTTAATGATGCTAATTTATCTATAATACTCATTTTATTTCCTTTCTTACCTTATACAATGATTCTATCTTATTTCCCCAGAGAAGTAAAGTGTTTTTTAACAAATATTTAAAAAAAGATTTCCTTTAAAAACAATGACTTATGAAAGTTTACGCAATTTTTCTACATAAATTTTCCTAAAACCTTTTCTGAGAACACCTTTTATTAAGTACCAATCGCCAATTCTGCCATCCTCAACTATTGGTTTTCCTATTTTAGGATATTTAAATCTATCAACTGTTGATATTATTGGTCCAGTATCATCCTCGAAAGTCATATTTAGCCATAAATTATGGGTCTCTGCTCTACGACCACCTCTTTTGGCCAAGTTTACAGTTTCATTTAAATCCCTTAAATTCTTTTCTTTTAATTTTCCAAAGAATACATAAGTTCCAGGAGAGTCAGCTTCAAGAGTGTCAATATCTATTATCGGTGATTTTATATTATGTGCTAATGGGTCTTTTTTAATATGACCAAATTTTCTATCACATTCAAATATATCGTCAAATGGAGTTTCACCATTATCTAATAAATTATTTTGCCTAGGAGTTAAAGGTTGCTTCAGCTCTCTTCGGTTTATTATGTCCTCAGCAAGTTTAGGACCAATTCCTTTTATACCTATTAAACCGCCTATTAGCTCTCCATCTTGAACTGACCAATTTAAACCAGACTTGTATTTATCATAAGGTTTATATCCCAATCCCTCTCGAACAACTTCTCTTAATAGCTTAATGCCTTGGTCATCATCCTTTACATTTCGTAGGCATGCTGCAGCAAATTCTAATGGGAATCTTGCTTTTAAAACACAGCACCAATAACTGACCATTGCATAAGCAATAGCATGGCTTCTGTTAAATGCCATTGAACCCATTGTATTAATGCTGTCCCATATTTCTCTCGACTTTTTTTCATCTAAGCCATTTTCTTCGGCACCAACTTTAAACCTTTTCCAATATCTATCAAAAAATTCTTCACCGAGAGATTTACTCATAGCTCTTCTTAATTGCGAGACCTCTTCCCAACTAAGTTTGCCAACTTCTCTTGCAACTTTCATAACTTGCTCTTGATAAACAAATATTCCATAGGTCACTTCTGTTGATTCCTTAGTCATCTCGTGAATATAATATACAGGCTCAACTCCAGTTTTCTTTTTTATAAATTGTGTTGTACCACCAGACACTAATGGTCCTGGTCTTGATAAAGCAGTGATTGAGCATATGTCTTCGAAATTACTTATCTTCATTTGCCTAGTTACAGATTGAAGAGCATATCCTTCAAATTGAAATATTCCTGCATATTTCTCCTTGTTTAAAACTTTAAAAGATTCTTCATCATCTAATGGAAATCTTACAAGTTTTTCTCTTTCCCAACCAACTTGATCTAAAACATCTTGAAGTACAGATAATGTCCTTAAACCTAAAGCATCAATTTTTAATAAATTTAATTCTTCAGCATCTTTTTTATCTATTTGTGCAGCACCACTTTGGGCACTTACCGAGCAATATTTACTCACTGGATCTTCAGTAACAATTATTCCTGCAGCATGTACACCAGAGTGCCTAGCATGATTTTCCATCTTTTCAGCTATTTTCATCTGAGGATATTTTTCTAAAACTTTTCTTCCTATTTCTAGGTCGTTAAAAGTGTCAAGTATGCACATTGCTGCACGAGCATCTCCAGAGCTCCTTTCTATAATTGAACCCTTTAGGTCGTTTACTTCCCAAGCAGGAACTCCAAGCTCCTTAGCAACCTCTGTAATGGTGCTTTTAGCTTTATACCTACTAACTGTTCCTAGATGGGCAACTTTTTCAGCACCATATTTGTCTCGTAAATATTGAAAAACCATCTCACGTCTATCATCTTGAAAGTCAATATCAATATCAGGCAAATCCTCACGAGTTACATCAATAAACCTTTCAAATAATAAATCAAATTTTAGGGGATCAATATCTGTTATTCCAGTTAAATAGCAAACTAATGAGCCAGCACTTGAACCACGAGCAGGACCAACTAACATGTGTTTTTTAGCATAATTTATCATGTCAGCTATTACATAAAAATAATCCTCAAATTTTTTACTAGCAATCATGTCTATCTCTCTTCTTAAACGATCTCTGTAAACTGGATCTTTAAGGTCTATATTTCTTTCTGGTGCGCCATCAATACACATTTGCTCTAAAGTTTTTTCTGGAGTGAAAGATATCATTTGAGCCACAGGCAAATCAACATTACACATTTCTGCTATTTTATAGGTATTATCTATGGCTTCATCTGGAATCCATGGAACAGCATCTTTTAATTCATATTCATTCAGAACATGCATTGGCTTTGTTCTTTCCATTCTATTCATACCAACCAAAACTTCATATGCTTTTTTATCACCAACTTTAGGATAATAATTATCTGAGGTTGCAACTGGCTTAAATCCTTTTTCCTCGCAGAACTGTAAAGACTTGCGAGAACTCATTGGATTTATTTCAATATAAAGATCGCTTTTTCTGGCCAAAGGTAAAAGTCCCCATTCTGGGTGTGTTCCGCTTAGTATTATAACATTATCAGAAATATCAAATAAATCTGAATAGCTTATTCTTGGGAAATAATAAAAATTTTCCCGATCTGTACTTTTTGTAACAAGCTCATATATTTCTGAAAGACCAGAATTATTCTTTGCAATAAAAGCCATCATATTTGTAGTTTGTCTGCTTCTGTCTTTTGCATCCTCAACAACTGCTATTTCAACACCAAATATTGGTTTAATATTTTTCTTTTTACAAGCATTATTAAAAGCAACATGACCCCAAGTTCCTTGGTCAGCAATCCCCATTGCTTTGTCTGCCATATCAATTAAATTATTTATTGGACCATATGCTTTACGAAAAGAATATTCAGTCCTTGTTCTTATTTGTAGCATTTAATTATACATCAACAATGCGATAATTATACTTCCTACAATAAATCCTATTAGTGATATTGTCATTAGATATGTCCTTCCTTTTTGTACCATTTTATTATTTCTATTGTTGCTTCAACATCATTTAACGATCTGTGAGCACCCTCAATTTTTTTACCAAAGAGCTCCTCATATATGTCGCCAAGCTTTCTCATTTTTCCCCATACACTTTGACCAACTTCTACTGTACATATGTGCTCTATTGGCCAAGGAAATTTTGTAAGCTTGTCATGTCTTTCCAATTCATACCTTAAAACTTTTCTATCAAAAGGTAAATTATGTGCAGCAAAACATCTTTCTCCTAAGAACCATTCAGCCAATTCTTTATAATGTGAAATAAAAGGTTTTTTGTCTTTCAAGTCTTCATCTGTTATTCCAGTTATTTTAGTTATTTTTGGATCAAGATCATGTCCAGGATTGCACATAAATTCTAAAGTTTCAATTTTCTCAAAATCTTTATTTAGCTTTATCCCACCAAACTCTATAATCTTTGGCTGAAGATCTAAATCTGATCCCTCAGCTTTTGGAAGTCCAGTGGTTTCTAAATCAAAGATTATCATCTCGATACTCATTATCTAATGCTTGAAGCATAAAAGAATATACACCCAGATCATGAACTGAGTCCTCATGAGGTTTTGGCCATCCTTGGCAATACCGAGTTAATTTAGCAACCATCATGTTTACAATACCAAATCTATTATAATCTTCGATTGTTTGCAAATTCACTCCTTCCTTAAAAAGAGCCATCATTACTCTTCCATGTTGATGATAATTATCTCCGTAAACCTTATTTCTTTCTCGAAATGTATCTAATGCTTTTTGCATACATTTAATTGGGTCTCTACTCATTATCTTCCTTTCCATCTTTAAATGCTTTTTGGACATCATCTTCATAATCATTTGCTTTGTCGAAAGCTTCCTGTAATTCCTGCCTTTGTATTGAAGTTAAATCAAAAAGTCTAGCAATCTTTTTGCCATCCATTTCTATATCATTTCCTCTTATCTCAATCATCAGAAATCTCCTGAAGCAACTTGGAGACAAGTTAAGCCTTGATTTCTCCACATGTCGACAACCATTTTACGATCCTCAAGAACAAACCAAACATTTTCTTTTTTGATATGTTTTTCAAATAAATCTTTTTTACAATCGTCATCATAAGATCTGTCGCCAGTCGGTCTCATAATTAATCTGTCGAATGGTATGTCATTCCATTTTAGCCATTCAGCGGTGTCTTGGTAGTGCCAATCATCTCTTGCAGTTAGGATAACAACTTCTGTTTCATCGTCATGTAGTCCTCTAAGAATGTTGCAAATATTTTCTATTGGCTTGTCATATCTGCCTTTAGAATTAAATTGGTCATAATCCTTTTTTATGTAAAATTGAACCCTATGTTGATAATCAGATAATGTCCCATCGAGATCTGCAATTATTATACGTTTATCCATGATGGCACCTCCGTGTGTTTCCATTGAGCAAAATACATCTTCTCTCCTATGTAATAATCTCTATAAGCTTTTACTGTGTCATTGCCTTTATACTGATCAGGCATGCACTGGGGTGGTGGTGTAAAATTTTTGTCAATAGAAATATTAAAAGGCAAATGTTTTAAAGGTTCCTTTCCCT